CGATGAGTAAGTTACCATCGCTTGGATGGTGGCGGGCCACGTGCCTTTTGCGTGGCTATGAGGGGGTCCTCTTTAGTGGGTTTGTCCTGTTCCTCGGTCCGATTTGGATCTAGACCGAGACGACGACAGTAGGTGAGGTAGGGGTCGTATATACGGTGCGTAATACGCTGCTTACCGAGAAGGCCGCTTAGTTTCGTGAGGCTCCGTGGCTCAGCAAAGATCTCCGTCGCTAAGGTTGTTAGACCCGAGACAGCAGACCTCTTAAAGAGGCGGAGAAAGGTATTCTTCACGAAAGTCCCAACGAGCTCGACGACATAGTGCCTGATCCCGGCAAGGGTATCAGAGATTAAGACCTTCGAGCTTGGGAGTTCTCCAAAGTAGGTGTTGACTGTAGGCACTTTCCTGTAGTTGGTATATAGAGATGTACCAGGGTCTCCTAGAGCGTCTGAGAGACGGTTCCAGGCGACTATAGGTGTGCCCCACTCAGTAGAAGCTCCGGTCGCATTCCCATAATAGAAATCCCACCCTGTAGTTTCAGGGTCAACAGACTCAGATCTTGGAGCCTGTAGCATACGAAACTCGATCCGGCCAGAGAAGTCCTTCTCCACCTTCAGGGTATTCCCTGTTGGTAGTTGAGACGCCGAGGCCGAGCCTGTCCCGTACTGTATGCTAAGGAGGGGATTTCCAGTACTGTCATAGGTGACATACTGGGTCTGGGATGTCAAGTTGGCCTCCGTGAGGGGGTCAGTGAACTTGAGACCGTAGGCTTGATTGTTGTCAACATCATCATAGAGGTTGGACTCTTCATCGGTTGCGGCTAGTTTGATAAGCTGAGAGCCTGTTTCCTGAACAGGGTTGTGCAGTTGGGGTAGCGAGAGTTCCACATCGTAGGTGACCCTAAGATCACCAAACCATTGCGAAGACTCTGCTATCGCGGTCGGATTCGTTCCGAACAGACCGCCAAGGAGATTCCCTAGATCGGAGGTTCTTGCCTCTGGTAGAGGGTCGACCTCAATCTCCCAGTTCCGGACCCAGCGTTCGCCTACGGCGGACAGCTGGTTGCTGGGAACGGCCAAGGAAAAGGCGGCCCATACGGGCCCCTGAACTGCACCCTGATGGCTCATGATCTCGCGGCGACCATCATCGTCAATTGACGGTGCTTGGAAGTCGTCTGGATCATAGTCCAGAGCCATACAGAATGTACCCTGAGTTGTGGTTGGGCAGACCGGAGTGTAATCGTAGCGCAGGCTGTGAAACCTGTACTTCTCGAAACGCTCGGCTATTGAGCACAGCCACGGAAACATCGTGACAGACGTAGGGTTGATGCCCTTGCAGAAGGTTGTCTGACCATTATAGGCAACACTGGTGATCGGAAAGATAATCTCAGAGTGAGTCACCCTGAAACCCTTCCCCCCGTTCACCTTGGCGTTGTTAGTCCTTATAACAGCTCCCGCAGTAACAGGCGCCGTCACGATCTTAGCTTGGTTCTTGGATGGGGTCCGTTTAGTCGCCCCGGACTTGTTCTTCCTAACGTTCTTCTTCATACTCGCTCCACAAATACAAACTTTCTCTTGGTGTATTGGATGCCTCCCAAGACAGGAGGGACTGTTCATCTGATCCCTTAGCATAGGCTAAAGAGCCGTGCAGTCTCTAGGCATTCTGGATAGCCTCCCCTAAAGGGAGTTTGGTCACACCCTCGAGAGAGGGTGGGGATCAGACCCAATTTACGGCTGGCTCACGCCTCACCGTCGAGTCCCCCTTCAGGGGACTCTGTCCCGTCGGAGGCGGCATCCCTAAGGAAGCCGTCATAGGCCGGGCTATCATAAACAACACCAATACGGATAGGTTGTAATAGACCATCGCGGACGAGTAGTCTCTTGTTGGTAGACCTTCGGAATAGTTTCAGAAACTTATCCTTAGGTCGAAAATAACGAAGAGCGTCAGGGTCGTCGTTAGTCTTAAAACCCATAAGAAGTGGTTGTCGTGACTCAGGACCTGGCTCTAGGGTCACTCCCGGGGGGAGGGGCCCTATCTCAGGCACCACTACAAAGCGCGTCATCAAGCGTGAAACACTCTTCAGCCTCATAGCTGGGAGTGCGTCCTTGGCTTTCAAGGTCCACGTTAGGCCAGGGATTTCTGGAGACCGTCGTTCTACACTCTTGTACACCTTCTCTATGAAGTGCGCATAGCGGCATTGGTATGCCGTCGCATAAGCTCCGGGGGGTACAAAGGCTGTGAAGCCCAACCCCCCTCGACTTAGGGGAAGATACAAGTTGTAAGTCCCTCCTTGGGTAAGTTCACGAATCTGATCTCGGTGGTAATGGATGAAGCGGCGCGCAGCCCTCGCGGGCTGCGCGGCCCCACCAACCACGCTATTGTAGATTGCCCCGAGGGGGGCAAGTCTTGCAACAGCTCTACCAGAGACCTTAGCTTGACCAGTCAAGAGTCCAGTGTTGAGATATTTCACCTCAGCAATGGTTGTTCTCGACCAGTCAAACTTGAACAGGGTGGAGTTGATCAGAAAGAACTTTCGATCCGTGTAGTTCTTACCCAAGCTAAATTCGAAGCCGACTCCCTTAACTCTAAGCACCCAGAGCCTGCGAAGGCCGGGTGGCATGAGAGCGAGGAAGTCGTCCCCGTTGATGAGACAAGGGACATCACAGAAGCGACATCGGCGCCCTAAATATTCTTCAAGGGCCGACCAGAAACACGCGAAGTTGATAATGCATAAAATCGGAAAGGATAGGACAGAGCCCATGAGCTGACCATTCTTCTGGAGGTACCGAAGCGTTGACCTATTTAGGGGCTCTTCGGATTTGAGATCAGCAGAAATCCACTGCTCATAGAGGATGTCCCGCAAGAGCGGGATTATCCAGTTCTCGGACGGTGGTAGTCGTAGTAGAAGCCATTCGAAAGCAGTCTTGGTGGCATCGAGGCTGAGACGATCCGTCGCAGCCGCGTAGTCACCAGACTCCCACAACCAAGTCTCCCTGTGCTCCGCGGGCAGGACCTTGCAGGTCTGCTCGTAGAGCCAGTAAAGGTGAGACATGTCGAGAGGTTCCCCTATAAGGCGGAATTGCTTCTTGGTCTTCAACCAAGAGTGCATCTCGCCCTGGAACCACTTTGAGACCCATTGCCTGAGAGCATCAGACTTTGTTATCAGTCTGACTTTCAGAGGCTCAAGAACGGCCTCAACCTTGGCTTCAACACCCATGCGCTGGCCGAGGCTCGGGTCCGCGGTCTCTCCCTCTCGGGAGGGGTCGCGTACATCGAACTCGGGTGGACCAGCGGTGGGATATACAACTAAACTGCGGGGCCCAATAAGAGGGCCCATACTCTCCAGAGGCGACCGTCCTGCATCGGGATCGGTCGTATCGAGGATTCGCTGAACGGACTCAGTGAGTTTGACCTCATGAGTCCGCCCATAGAGCTCCCTCGACAGTCTGTCCATAATTTCGGACCTGTCCGTGGATCTTAAAGAAGCACCACGGAGCTCACCTAACTCATTCATGCTACACAGAGGGTCGCTGATCTCTGAGGTCATGCCCAACTCCTCCTTAACTGCCTCGCGTGCCCCGCCGCTAAGACGGGTGTATGTGAAGCAAGAGGAGGTGGAGACCTCAGTGAGTTTAAAGGCCTTCTTCGGTCGGAACCGACGAGAAAGCCTCTTACAGCAGTCATCAATCTCCCCCAGTATGGACCAGGAGACACCCTTCTCTTTCGATAGGATGTTCATCTGGTCGACCTTTGAGGAATTGACGACCTCCTCGGGGGCTGCTTCGCAGCCCCTCTTGATCCCCTGTAGTATTGAGTTGAACAGATGTAGGTTAGCAGCAGTCCGATTTCCTTTCCTACCACATTTGCCCAGAATCGCTCTCCGCAATCTGCCCTTGAAGGGACAGATGTCAACATAGAACCCGACCATCGAGTCGAAGATGTCTTTGGCATGAACTGCCGAGGAATATTCGACATTATTGGGTGCCTCCTGAATTAGGGTGGTGAGGGCTTGAGCGCGGGTTTTGCCCGCGTTCAGGTCCACATCATCCATATACTGGAGTAACTCACTAAGACCCGGTGGCTTGGGTAGCTCTTGGTTCATAAATTTTGCGAAAAGAGCGACGGTTTGGTACTTTTGTAGCTTAAGGGCAAATAGCGCGCTTGGTGCCTTGCACGATAGGTGCAGTACATTGAGACAAAGAGTCAATTGATCATCGACACCCACTCTAAAGAGGCACTCCTCGAGAGAATCAAAGAGGACTTCGATCCAGGCTCTGTTGTACTTGAGAGCTGATCGAACGAACCATGTCTGCGCTTCCAACGAAGGTAGCCCGCGGCTTATACAGCCGAGGCGCTCGAGTCGTAGGCGCAGTGAAGCGAACACCGTTAGCTGGTTGCGCTGGTCTTCATAAAAAGCTGACCAGTCAACCCTATAGCTACGTGTAGGGCGCTTCACACTCAATGATCCCCCCCGCTTGGGGGTAAAACCCCTGGTCTCCTCCACGACCACGCCGACGCTACAGAGAGTCTCCCTCAAATGAGGGATACTCTCAAACGTCGACGCGGCCACATAGGAGACCAGATGGTCCCACCCACCCGTTCGTAACCCTTGAACGGCGAGGGTGTCCAGACACTCATCGATAAAACTCAGTATGTTTGCCATCTTTGGCGAATCTGCTGTGTGTTCTAGGTGGAATTGGCTGTAAA